TTTTTTTTTTTTTTTTAATATATAATATTATAATACCCTACCATAACCGACCTCAGAATAGGACACTATGCAGGTATTAAGGGGACTCCCGAGAGTCGGGGGGTCCGGCCTAAGTGACTGACCTGCAACGAGTTAGCCCGATTTGGCCGGTAGGGATTAGGTAAGAAGGCGGTAAGAATGTGTGAGGGATTCGGTAAGAAAGCGGCAAGAAGTAAATTCCAATATAACTCTTAAAGTTGCAAGTAATATAATATTATTCTCTCTATTCCGAAAACTAGCGAAGTAGTTATAAAAGTGTCCACTTTTGAGGACATAGTTGTGTCTCGTTTTGGAACACACCACATATAGTGGTTTGGGAGTCGATTTTGGAAGTTTAGCACTACATTTTGTGGCTTGACTACTTGCCTGCGGTATGGGACAATTTACCATGTCCCTTTGTGTGTAGATAATATTTTGAACTATTTCCGGAATAACTGAGGAGACTAGAATGTTACACGGTAACGCGGCAGGTAGTAAGATTGGCGAATGTGAAGTCTGTGATGCTAAGGACATTAAAATCACAGTTCACTACGGCAATATGTGGTTCTGCGATGATTGCTGGACTAAAGAGGAAGCAGCATCGAAAGAACATATGTCGCCGGAGAATCAGCAGAAAAGAGTGGAAGCCTATAAAGATAGTATTGAGGCTAGAACTATCGATGCCTCGCGCGCTATCGATTCCAGCATACAAGTTAGGACAGACTTGTTTAATGCTGCGACTACTGCAATCGTCGATTTGAAGAAAGCTATCGACGAAAATCCTGAGATTACCAATAAGCCATACGCACTGGCTGAGGAATTGACAAATCGTTTCAATCATTTCAAGCAAGTTATATTTGAAATGAATGAGAAGATTGTCGAGGCCAATAATAATCAGAAGGCCATTCAGGTCTATCTGAATAATATGGCTAATACTCTCAGGACTGAAGAACGTGAAAAGCTCAAGATAGCGGATATCAACTATAAGCCGCTTTCTGTTAAACCCTCCAAACCGAAGTCCATTTCTACCACCGGGACTAAGAAAAGCGGAAAACTCGACAAAGTGGAATTGCGGAAGTATGCCGCAGAATTGGGAGTCTCCGAGTTTACGTTGCAGATGGTATGCGTAGCACAGGGTATTACTCCTGAAGCTGCTGCAAACAAGCTGCGTAAATCTATTGCTGAATCTAAATCCGAATAGTTAAAGGAACTACTAATGAATACTATGGATAGACACAGCGCGTCCATGATGTGTCGCCGAATATTAGACCTGCATGGTCTAAAAGATTGGAAAGTTAGGATTACTTCAGACCCTAATCTTCCATTCCTTGGCATTTGCATGTATCGTGATAAGTGCATAATGCTGAACGGACACCATATCGATATCCATCCTAAAGCGGAAGTAGAGGATACGATATATCACGAAGTAGCGCACGCACTATGCCCCGGACAGGGACATAATGATGTATGGGCTACTAAGGCTCGTGAGATTGGATGCACAAATACATTTCCTTGCTCACACCTTAATCTCCCTGACCATGTAATCGATGCAATTCGTAGTGGTCATACGGTAGAGATTGAAGTGGAAGAAAAGGAAGTTGTGCAGGTCGTTCGCAATGTTACCCATAAGGTGACGCGCTTACAGGATAAGTGCCCCGAATGTGGTAAGGTTGCTGTTGAGAAGTTTGCTATTGAGACTGTAGACAGAGAGGGTAATCAAGTTAAGCTGATTACTCTTGAGTGTTTCCACATTCTCAAGAAAGTTATTCCCAAGGGGACAGCATTCGAGAGCATGATTAGTAACTTCTGGAAAGAGGAAGTTAAATCATGTATTCATGACTGGCCTACACGGGAAGCTGCAAAAGCTGAACATATTCCGTCTAATAAATGCCGGAAGTGTGGAGAGTTTAAGCTGTATGCATTTCAAGTTGTAGGTGCCCGCGCTTGTGAGGCTGCACTTGCAATGCAAAAAGGTTTCGGAATATTTGATGATATGGGATTGGGCAAGACAATACAAGCCCTAGCCATTCTCAAGTTCCACGCTAATAAATACAGCCCGACGATGGTTGTAACCAAGTCTGCTATTAAATTCCAGTGGTTTAAGGCTGCTGTGAATTGGCTAGGTCCTGACTTTATCGGTCAGATTATTAGCACGTCGCGTGATTATCTCATGCCGGGACTCAAGCTGTATATCATTCCGTATGATTTACTGCGTAGATTCCCACGTGAGAAGCTGCACAAATTGGGGATTAAACTTGTAATTCTTGATGAAGTGCAGCAGATTAAGAATCCTGATTCCTCGCGGACGCAGGAAGTTCGTAAACTTGTGTCAGCTAATGCTGATTGCAAGGTTATTGAATTGTCAGGAACACCGTGGAAGAATCGTGGTGGAGAATTCTTCCCTGCATTGAATCTTATCGACCCGGTGAAGTTCTATTCGTATCAGAACTATCTTGATACGTGGGTCGAATACTATTACGAAGGTGCCAAGAAAAAGATGGGTGGCATCCGTAATATTAAAAAGTTCAAGGAATACGTCGAATCACTCATTATTCGTCGAGAGTATAATGAAGTGATGGATGAATTCCCTGACGTTAATCGTATGAAGTTGAACGTTCTGCTTGATGAACTTGAACAGACTACATACGATGACTCAGTATCAGACTTCGTTGAATGGTATAACGAGTATGTGATTGGTGGTGAGGAAGATAAAATCTCCGGTATTGAAATCCTCGCGAAAATGTCTCGTATGCGTCACATTACGGGACTTGCGAAAATACCAGCTACACTCTCGTTTATCGAACAGTTTGTCGAGGACACTATCGACCGCAAACTTGTGGTATTTGTTCACCATAAGGATGTGGGCGAACTAATGCATGGTGCGCTCACTAATACCAGCAAGGAATCTAATCCTGATTGGTATGAACTGGCGCAGAGATTAGTAGATGAGGACATTAAGGTTTATCAGTATACCAGCAAGCATACTGGCAAGCCTGAAGGTTATCAGATTCAAGAAGATTTCAATGCAACAAAGCGTTGCATCATGATAGCTTCTACGCTTGCGTGCGGTGAGGGTTTGAATCTTCAGACTTGTGCAGATAGTATCCTGCATGAGAGACAGTGGAATCCACAGAATGAGGACCAAGCTACACCGGGGCGCTTCCGTCGTATCGGTCAGACTGCGGGTGTCATTAACATTACCTGTCCAGAAGCAGAGGGAACTATCGACGAACATCTCGATATTATCGTCGAGACAAAACGTCGCAACTTCCATCTCGCAATGAACAAGGGTGATGCTGTTCAGGTGTGGAATGAAACCAATTTCGCAAAAGAACTTGCGGAAATGATTGTCAAGAAACATCGGGACAAGAAAGTTAAGAAGGGCAAGACTGACAAGCCAACTAACATCACTGCTGTTGCTTCATTCTAGGAGCAGAATATGGAGATGGAATACATTAGAACTAAACTCCCGATTCGGATACAGTTCACCTGCTATCACATACTGGAAGCAGAGTGTATTGTGCAGGGCACTAGTGAGGCTGAGCGTGTATGCGCGGCATATGTCAACCTCAAATATAAACTCGGTAAGCCTATGGGTGGTGCTTGTCACTATCGTGCAGACATTAAACGTCTGTGGGATTTACCTGTAGGCGCGGAGATTCCAGATGACTATATTAAGAATCAGTCCTCGCGGCCTTCAGTTTAACATTACTGAGAAGGGCAATCAGTGTGAAGTTAGACTGATTGGCACCGACAAGGTAATCACTGTTAACATGAAGCTGGAAGTTATTTCGGCTGCATGGTATCAGTGGCAGATGAACCGGAAGCATATTCAGGAAGCATTTCGCAACTTGAAGCCGAGTCACCGTGAATTTCTACTCACAGGTATTACGCCTGAAGAATGGCTTAAAATCTTTCCACCAGAAGACGGTGGAACTGAGTCTGCTTCTGATAGAGAGTATCAGGAGTATGTTAAGAACTTCCCACTGTCAGACCCAAGAGACTGAGACAGTGAAACTACTTTCTAATCGTTTGGAGTATACGCCGTTGAAGGATAGGAAGAAGCCAGCAACTAAGAATGGCGTCATGCATAAGCTGTTGGTGTATGACAATGGAGCTATGATTGGTTATGGCTTCGTCATTACTTATCCCGATGGTAAGATGACTGCTCCAGAACTATTCGATATCGCCGGAAAGAAGTTAGATGAAGGCTGGTATCAACTAACCATGACTAATGAGCACTACAATGTGGTGGTGCCGAGGAATATTCAATGAGTCAGATTCCAATATTCGTTCACGAATACACTATCACTGCTCAAACACGCGATAAGATGGGCGTGCAACAGATAGTGATAACTATTGTGGATGAGAAGAAGGATGGTCAGAACATTGAAGCTGTCGAATCAGCATTAAAGTTCTTTGACCAGAATCTAAACATCAGCCACAAAATCCTGCTAACAGGATACAGGCAAGCATAATGTCTGACATTGATTCGTCAAGCATCGACAACGATGCAATAATTGATAGAGTAGTAGAAAACATCATGGGTGGTAAGAAGAATATCATCCTAGATGCTACTATTCTATCGACTCTAATGGCGTGCCCCCGCCTCGCGGATTTTCGATTCAACTTGTCATTACAGAGTATTAATGGCAAATCGAATTCGCTGGAGTGTGGTAGCATCGTCCATAAGTTTCTCGAAGTATTCTATGGCTCGCTCATTAGTGGTATTAAACGTGAGCAAGCTGTAGGCTTCGGTATGGCAGCCGCTGAATTGTATATTCGTGGTTGTCCAGCTTGCACAGACTTTAAGCCTACACCTGAAATACTCAAGCCATTGTGTGGGCACAGAGCTAATGATTATCCCGGTGTTCGTAATACACCAAAGGAATCAGAAGGCTATAAGATTGGCTGGCACTACGTTCTCGATACGTGCGACCAGTATCAGCAACACTATCGAAATGACCATTGGGTGCCTCTTGAAGTTGAGGTAGTTAAAGGTGAAGTGTTGTATGAGGACGATGAGATTCGTATCTTGTGGAAGTCGAAACTTGATTGGACTGTAGATACTAATCAAGGTATCTTTCCAGTTGACCACAAGACAATGAAGCAACGTCGTAACACTAATTCTATGAACAATCAGTTCATGGGACAGTGTATGATAATGAAGACCCGTCAAGTTATCATTAACAAGATAGGTTTTCAGACTTCATTGAAACCTGAAGAAAAGTTCATACGCACGCCAATTCCATACACGGCGGCGCGTCTAATAGAGTGGCAGTCCGAAACACTGCCCTACTATGCGAAGCTGCTTTTAATGTATGCCGAGACTGGTCATTGGCCTCCGAACTTTACTCATTGTGAAGGCAAGTATGGTAACTGTGCCTTCTATGAGGATGTTTGTAGTGGCGACCCCGGTATGCGTGAAGAAAATATTAAACTTCATTTCTATGTGGGTCCAGAGTGGAATCCCACTAATGATGATGAGGACTAATGCCTTATTGGATAGAGGTTCACTGTTCCAAGAAGGTAGGCTCCTGCAATAGTAACATTCAGGTTGATGTCCCGATGACATTAACTAGAAATGCTTCTCTTGCAGCTATTAATCAGGCTATCTCTCACCTCACTAAAGAGGCTAAAGAGTTAGGCTGGATTATGAAAGACGCTGACTGGATTTGTCCAAAGTGTAGAGGACATGAGTAAACACTACTACATCGAAGTGAAGTTTGGCGCCCGTTGGCAACTAGTCAAAGTGGAAACCAGACATACTGACGCTCTCCAGTATATAAAGGATAATGCTGGTGAGCGTTACCCCATGCGAGTCGTCCGTGTAGTTAGGACGGTCGTATTTGAGGGAAAATGAGGAGTCATGAGTAAACAGAAGGTAGCGAATCATCTGCACAAGTATAAGAAGGTGGACCTCGCGCGTGATGGAGAGCCATATCTCGTATACAAGTGCATGAAACCTGCGTGCTCACATTATGTTCCACTGCATTTTGCAGAGGGGAAACTGTGTGAGTGCAACCGTTGTGGGGAGCCTATGATTATTACGAAGGCCACACTGCATGGTTCTTCTAATAAGCCTATGGCTAAACCTCACTGTCCTAACTGTATCGAACGCAAGAAGGAGAAATTGGAAGATGTGGCAGCAATTTCTGAGTTTCTTGCGGGAACTAAAACTTAGACTAACATCTATGACTCCTAAGTATCCTAATGACAGGATGCCGGAGTCATGGCTACTACGAAAGGAACTACACAATGGAGAAAACGACTCCTAGACTGTGCGCTAACTGTAAAGAGAATCCAGCATTACCGGATTCTAACTGGTGCTCATACATTTGTTTCGAGATGTGGTATAGTCTCGAACAAGCAAGGGTGCTGGCTTTTGCACTCGACTTACTGTTGGACGAACACTTCGGAGTAAAGAATGCCAACACTCGAAGCAGGCAATAGTGACCCTAATATGCCATTGTTCACCATGTTTAAGGGTGAGCCTGGCACTAGGAAATCTACTGCTGCACTGTCATATCCGGGTCCGCAATACTGGATATCGACAGACCAGAAGATGGAAGCCTTAGAATTACCAGCTAAACGTTGGGGATTCTGGGGTAAGGGTCATGTGCAATACGACGATTATACCGATTGGTCAACGCCACGCGGTAAATTGGAAAAGTTGCAAGTCAACTGTCCATTCAAAACTATCGTCGTAGACTCAATTACGTCCATCGGGGACAATATGAATCGTGAGACTATTAAGGTGAAACGTAGTGGTCAAGGTGGTGAGGAATCCGGTAAAGGGAAAAAGATAGGTAATATCTACGTTCCCGGTATCGAGGAATACAACGCCGAAGCCTCCGCGTTTCAGGAACTAATCGCATTACTGAAGGATATTCACAAGTTCCACAAGGTGAATATAATTCTTATTGCACACGTTGTCGGTCAGAGAAATAAAGACAACGATACCAACAAACTCACACACCATTCCCGCGTAATCATCACAGGTGGAGACAAAATCAGTGGGAAGATTGCTTCCTACATGACGGAAGTCTATCACTTTAACATTGAATCTGACTTCAATGTTGATTCAGGTGAGGGGAAGTATGGGCTATTCACGCAGCACACTGGTAATGATTATGCCCGCACTTCACTCCCACTAGAGAGGAAAATACAGTTCAATAATGAGCCGTTGTATGAGAAGTGGGTAGAACCGGCAATTCGCAAGTTGAAGGCTGAACAACCTGTCCAACGAATCTCCACACCTACTCAAACAACACCATCTCCACAACCATCAACCACATTCACACCACCTACAAAGTGAGGAACCATGCCTGTTATCAGTTTTAGTGACCGCGACTTGCTCCGTGGGAAACTTGTCACTCCCGCGTGGTACAGGGTCAAAATCGAAAGTGTGGGAGAGGCTCCCGCAAAACAGTCCGAGAAGGGGCCTTCCACCAACTATCCCGTTGAAGCAACTATCATGTTCAACGGTGATACGGGCGACAAGGAATTCACCGGGGTTCCGATTGACTGGAATTTCAATAGCAAGGCTATTGGCTTTGCTGTTGGATTCTTGGCAGCATTCGGTGTGGAAGTCAAGTCAGGGACTCGTTTCGACTTGAAGTCTGCGGAAGGGCGTGAACTCGATGTATTTGTGGAGAACGATACTTACCAGAACCGCATGGTAAATCGTGTCAACCACAAGTATCGCGCCGTCCGTCCGGAAGTCACTGCGGCGTGAATCTTCGACGAACTAGCACCTTTCACTGGTGAACAGTACAACTACTTGAAAAGGAGACTGAAAATGGAAGAACGAGTGATTGTTGGAATAGTAGGTCTGACAGCAGACAATGACGACGAATCCGTGGACATGGACGAACTTCACAAGAGTGAAGAATCTGACATCGACGAAGATGCAGACCCTGAGCCGGATTCCGAACTGAAGTCCACTGACGACGAGGAAATTGAGGAAGTCGAAGCTACCGATAGCGACGACGACTAAACGAGACTTACTGTATGGCCGGACAAATACTTGTTCTAATCTAAGCCTCACGTGGAGATTAGAACCTTTAATGCCCAGATTAGGGCCGGAAGGTTATACAGTAACAGGGGTCGGTATCAACGTAGTGCATAGTCACCGTATAATGATACCGGCCCCGCCTTTAACCTTTAACTAGGAGATAACTAATGTTGAAGAAGTTTTACGTCGGAGCGAAACACATCGGAGCAGCTGTTAGTCGTGGGGATAATGCTTCCTGTCAGCGCGCAACTATTGAGGAAGCTATTGAAGACGCGAAGAACATGATTCGCAGTGAGCACATTGATTGTGTTGTCATTGTCGAAATCATTCGCGTTGTCAGAAAGGATTACCCGCCGATTACCGTCGAAACTGTTTAACGTAATACTTTCCGCGTGAGGAACTAGAATGCTAACTAGAAAGATTGTTGAGACTACCATTGGTAAGGGCTTCGCGGACAAACTCGACGAAGTAGTCTTGGAAGCTAGTGAAAAGCTAACTTTCACTAAACGCCAGATGGTAGAAGATTTGGGTTGTGCAAACTTTCTTGCAGCAGCCCGACTTCAGAAAGCACTGCGAAAGTTGAGCATCGAAACACCTGCTCAGCTATTCAGAACTGACCCATTCTCTATTGTTCGTGTGAGAGGGATTGGGGAAGCTGCTATGTTCGTTGCAATGTGCATTCTCGACCACGCACAATACAACGTTCAAGAATGGTGGGGCTGGAAAGAGACGAATAGTCTCAAGTTCTCCAGCTTCAAACACAATGCTATTCGTCGCTCTACCAAACGTGGTAAGCACGATATCTAAGGAGAGACTACTATGTTGAATAGGGACCAAGAACTGTTTCTGATTAAGTTGGGCATTGATACGTTGAACGAAGCATACAATGGTCCAACCAAGTCTCATGGTCGTAAAGGAATGGCGCCGTGGAATAAAGGCGTCAAGACTGGACCTCGCAAGACAAAGCGCAAGGGCCATAATGGTCACAAGTGGACTAAGGCTCAGCGTGACAAGTTCAGAGCTACGATGAAAGAGAAGTGGGCAGAAAAGAAACGTAGGGAGTAATGAAAATCTACGTAGCTTACTCATTTGAAATAGAGTTGCCTGATGAACTGGTTGATACTATGCCAGAACCACAGGCAAAAGAATTGGCTCGGGAGTTGGCCCAGAACATAAACTTCCAAGAAGTGCAAAGAGCATACACAAAGGAAAAGAAATTTGGTTCCGATGTGTATATCACTAAAATACGGTCAACTAGAATCGAGGACTGGTAAATGGCTAATGCATTTGAACGATTTTTCAAGGGTGAGAATCCGCCGGATTCACCCGACACTACTCCCATTAAACCTGATGAAAAGAGGGTTAAGGGGAAGATTATCAAAGTATCTGAGGAAGGATGGGGCTTCATTTCTTCCAAGGATATTAAGTTCACTCGAATCTTTTTTCATTGGACTTCCCTGAAACAAGATACCATGAAGTTTCAGGAACTGAAGAACGGCATGAAAGTCGAATTTACGCCAGTCGAAGTTGAAGGTAAAGGCTGGCGCGCTATCAAGATTCGAGTTGTGAAGGATGAGCCTCACACGTAGAGATTTTCTCCGGTTGTTTGCACTTGGAGTAGTTGGTCATGAGTTAGACCTTGACCGATTACTCTGGGTGCCCGGAGAAAAGACGATATTCCTAGTCAATAATCCTACTATTTCTCTATCTCAAATCGTCGCGATGGAGTTAGAGAGAATCCTGCCTAAAGTTCGCACACTATTCGAGCGTGATGATATGTTCTACCGTCATATGGTAGAAGAAATGTCATTCACAAAAGACTTGATGGTTACTGATTCCCGTAGGGTCAAGTAACTAAAAGACTGTTGGTTGAATGACCTAGAGTGGATATCGGTCTATCTATGAATCGACGAACTTTTTTAAGGGCACTACTAGTTGGAACAGTTGCATCTACAATAGAGTTAGACAAGCTAGTAGAGTCTACTCTTATTGAGACTGCACCAATGTCAGATGCTGATTTTGTGGCATACATCACATACAGCATGAATCTGTACTGTAATAATCCTGCTCAATGTGTCATTATCACAGATATAGGCGTAGAATGACATTTGTTGAGAAATACAATTCGGAAACTACATGGCATGGCAAGGCTATGATAATGGAAATTTATCATCTTGCCATGACTCAGCGTATTAAGAACTGGACGATTACTAAAACTGCGGAACATTTCAGTGTTAGTATTGGTCTAGTCTCTGAGAATTTACGCCTCGCGCACGCAATCCACGACAATCCAACCATTTTGAATATACCGTCAAGGCAGGAGGCTCTCCGTAAACTCACACCATCAAGGGGGTATCGTAATGGAACGTTTTGACCTAGTGCAGCGAGCGTATAACGAACTGACAGAATCAGGAGATATCAAGTTTCTTCCTGATGGAACTCCTGATATGGAACGTAGGATTGAGGAACAGAAAGCATACCTCACTCGACGTTCCGCATATTATTTAACTACTGAACATGATTCAAACATTGGACTACTTAGCAAGACTTCCGGAAATAATGTTATGGGTCTATCTGTCGATATCGTGACCCGTAAAACTGATGGCACGTTCTGGGATATTGCCAGTGACAATGGTCATCAGGCAGTTCCTATTGATGCTGGTGCCCAACAGGATTCTACATTCCCATCACGTTGGGTTCAGCCAACTAAAGAATTGGCAGGACTTCCAGCAAACGGCGGAAATGGTGGTAATGGCGACAATGGTGGCGATGACGATGAAGTCATGGCTAAACTAGATGAAATGCAGGGTCAGATTGAAGCTGGTTTGCATAAGCAAGACTTAATGCAAGACCAACTGAATCAGCAGACCCAACTACTTGTTCAAGCAGTAGAACTATTGAAACAAATACTTGACAAGCCGGTTCCCCCCGGAAGCAAATTCCCAATCACATATCCAAATTACTCTGGTAGAGTGCTTGGATTTACTGTAGTTCTCCAACCAGAGCCAAGACAGAATCCTTAACTATGGCACCTATTTGGAAACCTCAACCTTTCGAGGTTCTTCAGCATTGGCTTGAGACAATACTTGCGGAAGCCTCTGATGAACTGAACGATTGGGAAACTAAGTTTATTGACGATATGACAGTTAAAATCGCCAATAAGTGGTCCTTGACTCAAGCGCAAGAAGAAAAGCTGGAGTCTATCTATGCGGAGAAAACGTCGTGAGAGGGGAGACATAATAGCTCCTGCTATGCAGGACAATCAAACATGGAATGACTGTCCGGAATGTGGTAAATCTTGGAAGGATAGGATTCCCACACCGGGACTATTGCACAGGACAAGACTTTGTGAAGAATGTAAAAGAAAACAAACCAATCGCAGTGCTTACGCATAAACTATCCTATGCGATAGATTTCATGCGTGAGAATAAAAAGCTCCGTGAAATTAATGGGGCTAAACGTAGACTTGTAGGTGAGGATGGACAAGTCTATTGTATCATCACTGAACCTATGCAACTGAGAGGTTTAGAAATTTCTGATTTCATCATAGTGCCGGGTGCTGGATTAAGCCCACACTTTGCTGAGATGTATGATTGGGCACAGGCAATAAAGCGATGATTAAACAAGACACTTCCATTGGGGAACGTTGTTCACTGTGTTGGCGTGAAGTTCCCAAAGATATGGTTGTCCTTCGCAAGATGGAAGGGGAACGAATCATATGCATTCTCTGTCTAGTTGAGATTGCAGAAGTATCTCAAACAATGAGTAAAAAGAGTGAGCGACCATAAATACGTCCCCGGTCACGGACCATTAGGCGCACAACTTATGATATTGGGGGAGTGTCCTCAATATAAAGATAGTGCGTCTGGACGTGCGTTCACAGATGCAAAAGAGTTAGGCCAACTACTGACAGACACAGGTATTCGCAAGGATAACTGCTGGCTATCCTATGTCTGTAAATATGAAGTTCCTCCTAATGTGGGGAAAAAGAAGATACCGTTTGCTGTTCGTGCCAAAGCTATTGGCATTGATATGCAAAAGCAACTTGAGGAGTTGCAGGAAGAAATTAATGGTATCAAACCTAACTGTATCCTCGCGCTAGGTAAGACTGCATTATGGGCACTAGCAGGGAAGACGGATATACAGTCCTACCGTGGTTCCATCATGCATGGTATGAGCACTAAGTTTGTTCCGACTTATAACCCATACCATTTATCGTGGCACGCTACGGACGTAGAATTCAAAGGCTATTGGAACAGACAGATAATGGCCTTTGATTTCCGTCGTGCTTATGCACAATCAAAGTTCCGAGAGTTAAACCTACCCTCGCGTGCCCTCGAAATCTGTAGAAATTCCGCACAGTTAGCCGAATTCAGACAGCGATATAAAGGCAAGATTCGTATGGCTACAGATATCGAAGCCAACGGAACTTGTATCCCTGTTTGTATTGGACTAGCTTTCACTAGACATCATGGAATGGTAGTGCCTCTGTGGAATACAGATGGCATATCTAATATACCAACTGCTGACTTGGTGCAGTGTTGGTTAATATTAGCTGACATGCTATGGGAGAATGAAATTGTCGGCCAAAACTTCAACTATGACCGAGACAAGATTAAACGTCTTGGATTTGCTATTCGTAAACTCGCGTCTGATGTCATGCTCAAGGCTCATGCTATCCAGCCAGAGCTTCCAAAAGGACTCGCATACAATACCAGCATCTATACTGAAGAACCGTTCTATAAGAACGAAGGAATGTATCAGGGGAGTATCTCAGACTTACTCCTTGGCTGTGCGCGTGACGCTTGTGTCACTATCGAAGTAGATGAGAATATGGATGCCGACCTAGACGAACTAGGTATGCGTCCTTTCTTTGAAAACTTCCTTATGGAATTGCCCGATTTATATTGGTCAATTGAGAGACAAGGCTTCCGCATTGATACAGAAGAACGGGATAGACTGCTACGTAAGTATGTTGAGTGGGATGAGAAGTGTAGATACGAACTGTTCCATCTAACAGGCACTGACATTAACTGTAATTCCCCAAAACAAATAGCATTACTTTTGTGGGAAAATCTTAAACTACCTAAAAAGGAATCTACTGGTGAAGAAGACATTACTGCTTTGCTTAACTCGGCATCCGTCTGGGTCAAAAGAGACCCTACACACCGTCGAATCTGTGAGCTTATCTTGGAGGACCGTAGAGTTAGGAAAAGTATCTCGACTTATCTTATGGCTATGCCAGACTTTGATAACCGTATGCGGACTACGTATTTTCCCTGTCTGGATACGGGACGAACATCCACTGGTCAACAAGACCCTCCTATACGACCCATTATTGAAGTCGTCGATGAGAACGGTAAGAAGAAAGATAAAGTTCTGGGGACTGCGTTCCAGACGATGACTAAACATGGCGACATTGGTGCGGATATACGTGGTATGTATATTCCCGATGATAGCCATATAGAAATCGTGGAACGTGAGGAGATTGTTGTTCCGGAAGAAGAAGTATTTGTTCAGGCTGACTCATCACAAGCTGAGGCCAGAGTTGTATGGTTACTCGCGGATGATGAAGAAGCATTAGAGCTAGTCGATACCATTGATTATCATGCACATACGGCTGTATGGTTCTTTGGTCCTAATGAGGAACTATTCAACTATGACAAGAAGAAACTAGGCTATGAACATCCAATACGATTTTGCGGCAAAACACTCAGACATGCAGGTCATCTTGGTGCTGGAAAGCGGCGTGCCTCTATTGAAGTTAATACGCAGGCGCGTAAATACAAGATACCAATTGCAATTACTGAGGCCATTGCCGAAAGGGCACTCCAAATCTTCCATTCTCGACAGCCTAGGATTCAGCAAGTATTCCAGGCCCAAGTAGTAGAATCTCTCAAACGTAATCGACAACTAATAGCGGCACTACCTTGGGGTATTGATGCTCCTATGGGTGGTAAACGCACATTCTTTGAGCGTTGGGGTGAGGAGCTATTCCGACAGGCATTCTCCTACATTCCACAGCGAACTGTGTCTGACAATACTAAGATGGCAGCTATTCGCATACGGAAGCAGATTCCAACAATTAAGATTGTGATGGAGTCTCACGATGCGTTACTGTTCTCAATACCTATCAGTAAACTACAGGCTTGGTCTGTTATCATCAAGAAAGAGATGGAACGACCAATAGACTTTTCACAATGCTCACTCAAGAGACGTAGACTCAAGATTCCGTGTGAGCTTGAATATGGTAAGAACTATCGTGACCTTAGCAAGTTTAAGGACATACCAATTATTGGCGAACCTGTCGAAATTCTTGAAATGCCACCGAAGACTATTACTGAAAAGTTTTCAATGGTTGAACTTCCACAGGATAGCAAACTAACTGATATCATCTACCACCATCAGGTGGAGAAAAAGTTGCGTTCATTTGAGGTAGACTAATGCGATACAGACTACACTTTACTGCTAGGAAGGATGATGCCTTCAATTGGGAAGTAAGTGACGTAATTGAAACTAATGATTTGCTAGAGCTTATCTTTCAATTTCAGATAGCTATAGCAAAAGAATTCAAGAAAATAATCGAGGAATCAAAAAGAATAGAGGTGGACGATGACATCCCCTTCTAGTGTTGGTCACAACATTAAGCCGCGTGAGGTATGGTGCCCTAAGTGTAAGAAAACTATTGTGTCCGATGAACCTCAACCTACGTGTGAGGATTGTTTTGGACAAACTATGTATACAGTGGTTTATTCACTAATCGACGGCAAAAGAATCACAGGTAGCGATGAATTGGGTTCAACAAGTAGTTGACCTGCACAGTGAGTTAGAATCACCAGAGAGTTTTTGGAAGTGGTCAGCATTAACTACCATCTCCGCTGTAGTAAAGGATAGCGTTTGGTTAAATCTACAGATATTTAACCTGTATCCTAATATCTACACCATGTTTCACGCAGACAGTGGACTTAAAAAAGGTCCGCCTGTGAACATGGCGAAAAAACTCGTGAAGTTGGTGAACAATACTCGCGTGATAACGGGTCGTGGTTCTATTCAGGGTATCCTGAAAGAACTAGGAACAGCTTATACTCAACCGGGTGGTAAGATACAGGCTAAAAGTGTAGCCTTTATCTGTTCGTCTGAGCTATCGTCATCGATAGTTGAGGATAAGGTTGCGACTAAAATTCTCACGGACCTGTATGACCGTATATACAATGAGGGTGAATGGCAATCACTATTAAAGATGGAGACTTTCAAGTTGAAAGACCCTACCATCACAATGTTGACAGCAACTAATGAAGCAATGTCGGACGATTTCTTCACAAAGTCAGCTATTCAAGGTGGATACTTTGCGAGAACTTTTATCATCTATGAAAAGCTAGGTGATAAGGTTAACTCACTCATATATCCACTTGAGGACGAAATCAACTATACCTCAGTAGCTGACTATTTGAAAGAAGTTGCTAAACTTAGTGGACCCTTTAAGCCTTTTGCGTCCAACGATAAGTCTGACGAATATCGTTATCGTAAGGTCAAGAAAGGTAAGAGGGGTAATAGAGATGTATGGTTCAATGAAGTAGGAATCATATTTGACGACTGGTATGAGAACTTTGCCGAAATAAAGAAAATACGAGAGAATAGAGATGACACCGGAACTATGAATAGGTTTGATGCATCTGTTCTCAAAGTAGCTATGTTATTGTCCCTCGCGCGTGACCTCAAGTTAGAAATAAGTGTTGAGGCTATGAATGAGGCAATCATAGAGTGTGAAAAACTACTTGGCAATGTTCGCAGAACTACTATGGGTAAGCAGGGCATTAGTCAATCTGCATTACTCAAGACTATGATTATCATGGAACTGCTGAATCGTGACCCGCATACTGTTAGTCGGACTATCATGATGAAGAAGATGTGGCAACATTATGAGAATCCAGAGGAATTTGATAACATGATGCAGGGTTTCGATGCTGCGGGTATGATAGTCACTAGTAGCGTAGGTAATCAGATTATCTACACTATGCCTGAAAATCAGGTCAAGGAACTTCAATTCTTTATGGCTGGAAAGGCCAAGCAAAATGCCAAAGTATCAGATTGACCCCAAAATGCAGGCTCGTCTGGATAATGATTTCCAGTATCATTCTCCCAAAGATGACCAGCCTGCGCGTTACGTCACAATTCGTGATAAGGCCAAGGAGTTGGCTATCACTATTTGTGAGAACACACCGCCATCACGCGAACAGTCTGTTGCTTTGACAGAACTGGACCACGTAGTAATGATGGCTAATGCAGCTATCGCGAGGAATGAATGAACGGTTTCGTCAAAAATCTCGTCGCTAATCGTAACTTTGGTTTCATCCGAGCAGATGGAACTGAATACTTTTTCCATCGTGATAATTTCAGTGGACATTGGGACGACCTTGTTACTGACATTAACGCGAGGCAAAAAGTCGAAGTCACATTCGATGTCGAGGAATCACAGAAAGGGCCACGCGCAACAAATGTCAGAAGAAAGGACTTCCCAAACCAGTAATATACACTTGATACCCAAACGTATATTCTGTCCGGAATGCAACGACGTAATCGGTAATCCGAGACAGCTTACTGTCATGGGTAAACTATGGTGCAATCGTTGCAAAATGTGGAGAACTGTGAGTGATGTGGTTAAACAGTTTGGCGTGATTAAGGACGTATTAATCAATGCCCCTGATAACCCCTCCAAATGATTATGGACAGCCTGAACCTAAAGAGGAGAAGGTTGTAACTCCATGCAGTTGGGAGGAACATAGACGCATCACACTATACCTAAATGTGAAACCTTGGAAGTGCCCTGATTGTGGGGCTACAATGTTTGGGCGTATGTTATATTGTGCGTATTGCAAATTACGACTCAATAAGCATACGCCTCGTCCTTCCCATTACACTAAGGAGCATGGAGCATGAATAGCGAGCAATATCAGAAAGACACACTAGTAACGGACCTGATGGATTATGGTCCAGTATTAGAGAGATTACAGAATATCCATACTGTGCGATTACTACACGCAGCTATGGGACTATGCACCGAAGCTGGTGAATTCATGGATATGCTTAAAAAACATATCCTCTATGGAAAACCTCTCGATGAGGTAAATCTGAAGGAAGAATTAGGCGATAAGCTGTGGTATACAGCCCTCGCACTAGATGAATTGAAATCTACTTTCGATGCTGTGATGGAAACCAACATCGAAAAACTACGCGCACGCTATCCAAACAAATTTACAGAGTCTGACGCTCTCAATCGAAATCTCGATAAAGAACGTAAGATTCTGGAAGAACCACGAACTGCGGCGGGGAGTCTTGACTGACGATATTATTAAATTACCCCCAACTGATAAATGGCTAGGTAGCTGTCCTGAATGTGGAAAGCCAATTTGGGAGAGTTACATAGTCCATAAAGAGAGTGAGTCGTTACGGGCAGTATATCGCTGTGTTGAGTGTAAATATCTTATGCTCAAAGACGCGATAATTCCGTTCTAGGAGGACAGCCTATTGTGATGAAAGTGAAAATCTCTGGTAATCCCCTCATCCCCGGCGGGGAACAAGTATTTGATGTCGAAATACTTAGTGGCCCCGTTCCACCGATTCCGCCCCCTAGTGGACAGGATATGATTGACCTGTCACAAGCTGGCGTATACTGGTCCCCTGCTGATATAGCATCGTGGCCAATTACTCTCGGAATTACTGGAATACAAATGGCACCAGCTTCAGGCTTTGCATTTTCGTTCGATAAAGTGCCGCCTGATAGTTGGAAATGGTATACAGGTAACGGACAGGATAATTACCAGTATACTGTTTGGCCGGTGGTATCCATTAATGGTAAATGGTATGCTGCGGGAATCGTCCAAATGTGGCAAGGAAGACCGAATACTGGCGCATTTGAAATGCCTACATGGCATGATGATTTCCACAAGAATTGGTGCTATGACCCTAATCGTTGGGGTCAGATGTATAACTATTACCCAAACCCAGGTGATGAGTTTGGATTCTTCGTATCAGCAGGAAATGCGCGAGGAGTAGGTGGAGTAACTTCTGTCCGTGAACGTTCCAATGTTGTGAAGTTCCAACTTCCAGCAGGGGACACTGGAAACTTTACCTTCTAACGTCTACGGGTGGCTCTGGATTAAGTGTCTGGGGCCACCCATCTAAAGGAGAATCATGGACTACAGCGTAGAAGAACATGGCGATAAAGGTAGACAGAGACATGGTTCCCCTACCTTTTATAAACTACTTCAAGAAATGGCGGAAACGCATGACAAGAAAAGTCACGACTATGCTAGTGATAGCAATCCTACAGGTAACTATCACTTTGCTGGTAAACTTGCACTCTTATTTGCTCACTGCGAGCAAGATGCTGGATTCGTTGGCCGTTTGGGCGAGAAACTCTATCGTCTGGCCAATTTGGAGAGTAGCGAAAAAACTCCACAGAATG